CCTTGCGGGCCTTAAGCCAGTCCAGTACCCAGTCGGTACCTCTCGCCGCCTGGACCACCTCTATGTGCAGGTTGCCGTCGTCGCGCTTGGCGGCAATGCCGATGAAGCTGCGGGACCGGTCGTAATTGACATCCAAGGCGGCATAGACATCCGCGCCCGTCGCGCGCTTGCTGGTGTGGTCGAGGGTTTCGGCCCAGTGTTCAACGGGCAGGATGCCTGGTTCCAGAGAGTCAACCCACTGGCACAGATGCTCCGTTTGGAAACCTGGCAGGTTCCGAATCTCCATTGCCTCCAGGTAGCCCTTGAGGTCGTCAATGGTGAAGTCGTTGAGCATGCCCATTGCCGGATTGGCCATGTACCAGTAGGCCGGGTCACGGGGGTCCACCTCCATTGGCACCGACCACTCAAAGTAGCCGGTCCTGGTGTTTTCAGTCTCTCCCGTCAGCACGCGCCGCATGGCACCGTCACGCAGCGCGCGTAGCACCTCTGATCGCTGGTCGCCCGCGTTACTGGTGCAGACAACTTGGGAGTATGTACGCACGGTCGTGGTGGGCACAATGGCGTTCCACGCATCCCAGGTGGTGTGCTCTCGCAGCTCGTCCAGCATGGCAATGTCCACGGACAGGGACCGCGCACCCTTGCGGGATGCGGTGGCAGCCCGCCAGTGGCGACGGTTGGTGAGGATGGCACGGTGCTTGCCATTAGTCACACGGTGGTTAATCAGCTCCCTGGACAGCAGCGGGTTCTCCCGTATTTCGTCCACCACGTCCTTAAGGGTGGACTCTGCGTAGTCCAGGTTCTGCGCGGCGATGATAGCCAGCCTCGCGCCAGGGCAGTTTTTGTCGGCACGGCCATACCGGGACAGAAACAGCCGCCACAGTCCCAGGCCCTTGAGCCACCGGGTCTTCCCGTTCTGCCTGCTAATGAGGATGCACAGTATTTGGAAGCGGAAACCGCCGCCGTCCTCTCCCTTTTCCAGGGCGTGTATGTATAAGAAGCGTTGGTACGGCAGCAGCGTCCACCCGCACACCACTTCCAAGAACTCAATGGCGTCGAAGCCCCAACTGCTGATGTTGTTAAGGCCGCAGCCACACAGACAAAACTCCGTTGCGCCAGGGTTGTTCAAGCTTGTGGCAAGCGGCGGCGTGTGCAGTCGGGGGGTGGTGGAGCCGATTCTGTAGTCGTGCTCAATGCCGTCAAGAGTTGCTGTCACTTAGCACTCCTAACTATGTTGCTTCTGCGTGTACAACGCTGTCACCGGTACCACGGGCGTGCCGCGACCGGTACTTGGCGAGGTCGTCGCGGGGGTCCACCCCACCCTCATCCCCGTCGATAAGCTCATTGGCCGGGGGCAAAGCACCAACACGCTCTTCTTCGATGTCATACAGCCTGGCCTGCTGTTCCAGCAAGCGTCGCGCAGTCTCAATTGCCTTGAGGTCCTGCTGCGCCACCTTGGGCCACACCGCCTTGAGCAGCATGTCCAGTCGGGACATGTACAGACTGAGCGCCTGGTCGGTGATGAGCTTTTGGTGGCGGGCCTCGTTTTTTAGCTCCGACTTGATGATCTGGTGAACGCGCTGCCCGGTCAGGTTGACTGCGCGGCCAATCTCACGCTCACTATGCCCCGCAATGAACAGGGCCATGATGCGTGCGTTGCGCCGCGCAATTTCATCCTTGGACAACTGCGGCGGCGGGCTTTTCTGGCGTTGCCCCGGCGGCGGGTTCAGTGGCTTATTGGTCTTTGCGGTCATCACGCCCTCCAATGCTGGTCATTACGGTACCCGCTAGACCTCATTGGAGGTACATGACAAACCAGTAGGCCAGAGAAACTAGGGCTATTACGCCCACCCACTGAAAGGTCGTCATCCTTCAAATAGTAGGCCATCCGCCAGCAGAGTGGCGTCAACCTACTTCTTCTTGGTGGACTTTCGTGCAGTAGTGGTTGAGGAAGCGTCGGCAACGGTGCTCTGTGGAGAGACCGTAAAGCTGATCGTCTTCATCATCGTTTCGTTGTTAGCAGGAATGCCGTCGCCGTACATGTCCTGAAGCGTGCAGTTCAACGCGCCAGCGTAAGGCGGGAACGTCTTGGAGAACTCGCGCCGGACAAGGCCGTCAAGGCCAGAGATGTCGGCGCACCTGAACATGAACCCCTCGTCAATGGCCTGTTCCTCGTCAAGGACTAGGCCCTTCTTGGCCGTGAAGTCCACGACCCGATTGGGCTGGTTGACCTGCTCAATCGCATACAGCCACGGTTCCTCTGGCACATCCACCAGACCGTTGTCCACGTCAGGGTTTTCGACCTCAGGCAAGGTGTTGTCAACGTCAGGGTTGGGCAATTCCTCAACCGGGGGGTCAACCGGGGGAGTTGCTTCAACCAAGCCCTGGTCGGTGCCCTGCGGTGCCTCGGGGGTCAAGTCGGGGTTTCCTGCTGGCGGCGGCGGGGTTGCCTCCACCAGCTCGTTGTCCGTGCCAGACGGAACGCTGGGCACGGACTGGTCAGTGTCCACCGAGCCATCTGGCACCGTCTGGTCGGGCTTCTCGGGAACGGTCGGGACGGTCTGGTCAGGCGTGGTTGCCTCGGGCAAGGTTTGGTCGGGACGAGAAGGGATGGTTGGAACCGTCTGGTCAGTGTCCACCGAGCCATCCGGAACCGTCTGGTCGGGTGCCTCCGGCAGGGTGGGGACGGTCTGGTCGGGGCCAACGGCCTCGGGCAAGGTCTGGTCGGGGCGTGAAGGAACGCTGGGCACGGACTGGTCGGGGTCCACGGTGCCATCCGGCACGGACTGGTCCGGTGTCTCCGGCAGGGTGGGGACGGTCTGGTCGGGTGTGGTTGCATCCACAAGACCCTGGTCGATGCCCTGCGGTGCCTCGGGGGTCAGGTCAGGATTACCCTCGGGCGACTCGGGGGTTACCTCAACCAGGCCGTTGTCAACGTCAGGGTTCGGGACTTCCGGATCAACCGGGGGGTCAACGGGCGGATCAACCGGCTCAACCGGGTCGGTGCCATCCACGGGCGCGTCCGTTACCGACGCGGTGAGGGCAGCCTTGCCGTCCGTGAAATCCCACTCAAAGTCGTCTTCAATCCAGCCGCTGAAGACTTCCTTGTCCTCCACCATCACAATCAATTGACGAGCCATGACTAGTCCTCTCGCGGTTCTGGAGCTTCGACTGAAGGGGTGTCGGGCTGACCTTCTTCTTCTTCTTCTTCTTCAGACACCTGGGCCTTCAGCGACAGCCCGGTGCCGCTTACGCCGCAAGAGAACGACGACTCATCAACCCACTGGACAAACAGCAAGCGCCCGTCCAACCGAATATCCAAACGAACCGATTTCTCGACCTCGGCCATGACAACCACCCTTCATGGGATCACCTGAGCATCATCATAGGGTCCAGGGGCGTCCTGCGGCTCGCGAAACGCTGATCTTCGCCGTTAGTTCAGCTGATCTTTGCTTAGTTCCGTATCCGGTCGCTGGTGTTGTGGGTAAACAGCTTGTTGCGCAGCAGAATGGCAGCGGCGTTGGCTGCTTCCAGTGTTGTGTGCCGCCCGCCCTGGTAGTTCTTGCCCTTGTGGCGCACGATCACCCGCCACTTGCCCTTCTCAAAGTAGACACCCCGCACGCCGGATTTACTGTTGCGGTACGCCCCAGACAGGTTCTGGGTGTTTTGGCTACGGGTTGCCTCTCGCAGGTGGTCGGGGCGCACGCAGCCCCGGTTGTGGCATATGTGGTCGATCATCATTCCCGGCTCCGGCTGCCTGACCAACTGCTGATAGGAGAACCGGTGGGCCTTGATGTGTACGTCCTTAATGCTGAACTCCCCATAGCCGCCCGCGTTGGTGCAGCCGATCCATTGCCAGCACGGGGTGGTCAATCCTGACTCGGGGTCGGGCATGGGTCCATTTCGATTGACCTTGGACCAGAAGCGCGTCATGGGGGCGTTCTTGATCCTGGGTGGTGCTTTGAGGTCCTTGCCACCCTTCCAGCGGAGGTAGTGCATGTCGCAAAAACCCCTCGCATGCAGCGGTTTCTTGCAGTCCCCAAAGGTGCAGGTCACTGGCGGGTGTAGCTTACGTTTTGCCCCCGGCGTTTTGCATCCGCCACACATGGAGCAATGGTAACTCGACATTGCCGAATCACCACACAACCCTTGCGGTGTGTTGCAGGTGCCACCACGCTGGTGTATTATTTACCTAGCGTTGGCATAGGGCCAAAGCGGGAAAGGCAAATATGACCCACTTGATGTTTGGAGCAATAATAGTGGCGGGTTTCATCGCTTGCGCGTCAGGCGCGCTGGCAGACCGCAACAGAACATTCCAGCAGTTGCAGGCCCAGCGATACTGGGCACGCCTGCGTGAGGAAAGGGAAGCCCAGTGAACCCGTGGGTGCCAGTGCTCCTAACTGGCGGCGCAGGGCTAATCGGCATCTCAGTCCTGGGCTTAAGGCCAACTCGACAACATGCTGCCCGCATACCCTGCGGTGTCCCATCCCCCGACTTGAACTCTTGCTGCACAAAGAGTGCAGGTCACGACGGCTGGTGTCACGACGGCCAGGTTGAATGGCGCGGGGATGTCTGGAACATGGATGAGTACGCCGACACCCAGGCGAGAGCAACACAGTCCGAGCAGGCGGTCGGCACAGCGGTCCTCGACCCGCCCACCGTGCTAGTCCCCCGCGTGGTGTCCATTGAGCGCAAGAAGTGGCCTAGGTCGCGGTGGGTAGCCGCCGGGGTAGCGCTCCTTGGCCTACTGGTCGCCCAGGCACAGGATGCACCCCGGTCAGAGGCCGCCTGCGCCCAGGAATGGGTACAGGCGACACCAGCACGTCCTTTGTGCAGCAACAGCCCCGACAGGGAGTTGTCCGGCCCCGATCTGGTGGCCAAGTATTGCGTCGGGGTCAATGACCGGCGAGTGTGTAACGACAAGACAATGGGGGTTCCACTCATCCGAAATGACCAGTCCGACGATTGAGCTTCCGGCGGTGTGCCTAAACATGATCGTGCGCGATGAGGCGCACGTCGTGCGAGAGGTTCTCGATGCCGTCGCCCCGTACATCACCTCTTGGGTGATTGTGGATACCGGGTCGGTGGACGGCACCCCCGACGTAATCCGTAAGCACATGGCCGGACTGGGGATTCCAGGAGAGTTACATCAACGGCAGTGGCAGGACTTTGGGACGAACCGGTCTGAGGCGTTGTCCCTGGCGCAGGGGCACGGCGACTACATCTGGGTCATGGATGCCGACGACATGGTTGTGGGGACCGTTGATTTCAGCGGGCTAAGCGCAGATGCGTACGCCCTGCGATATGGCACCGGCTTTAGCTACTGGCGCTGCCAGGTGTTCCGCGACGGCGTGCCGTGGCGGTATGTCGGCGTAGTTCACGAATACCCGACGTGTGACATTCCATTTACCGAAAAGCGCCTGGAGGGCGACTACTACGTCGAATCCCGTCGTCTGGGTGGCCGCAACTTGGACCCACGAAAGTATGAGCGGGACCGTGACCTGCTGCTGGCTGAAGTTGAGCGCGACCCGGCACATGCCCGCTCGGTGTTCTACCTGGCCCAGACCTATTTCGACCTGGGGGATTACGGCAGCGCCCGTTACTGGTACGCCCGACGAACACAGATGGGCGGCTTTGGCGAAGAGGTGTACTACAGCCTTTACCGGGTGGCGGAGTCAATGTCGCGCCTCAACGCACCCTGGCCCCAGGTACAGGACGCTTACCTTAAGGCGTGGGAATACCGGCCTACCAGAGCAGAACCTCTCCATGCCATCGCCAACTGGTACCGCACCGAAAAGCGGTACGAGTTGGGGTACCTGTTCGCTGCCCGCGCTGCCCAGATTCCAATGCCCGACGCTGACGTGCTGTTTGTCAACGCTGATGTCTACCGCTGGCGGGCACTTGATGAGCAGGCGGTGTGTGCATCCTGGACCGGCAACAACGACGAAGCACTTAAGCTGTTTGAATCCATCCTCACCCGTGGTGACCTACCCGACGAACACCGGTCCCGAATCACCAGTAACCGCGATTTCTGCGCCACGGCGTGTGCGAGCAACCTGGATGGCGACAGCCAAAAAGGCTAGGATTGCCCGCATAACAGTGCGATTGGGTGGTGCAATGGCAAAAAATGCCAAGGATGGGCGTTTTCGGGTCGATTTTCTTGAATCGGCTCCTGGGTGGACAACCGCCATCATCAGGGACACCAAAACGGGCCAAATGGCCCAGGCGACGGCCAGTAGCCCCAAGCTGGCTGAGTCAGCGGCGCGTGAGAAGCTGCGGCTTAAGCGGTAACTACTTCCTACGGCTGGCCCGCAGGGCTGCGGACACGATCAGTCCGTGGATGACACCCCAGGCGCACAGCGCGGCGAACAAGCTCCACGACATGTCATACGCCCCGACACACTAGAAGTCCGTCATGGGGTACGCAGATCGCCCTGCCTGGCTCTGTATCCGTGTTAATGAACGCTATGCCCGCCCCCAGTGCGACGGCGGCAAGGAGTACGCGCACGGCCTGTTTTGTCACTGTGACGTTTCCGCGCTGTGCTTGGCGACTTTTTCCTCAAGCTCACCCATCCTTTGCCAGGTCGCCAGGCAACTGACAATGGCTTCCAGCTCATAGTGCGACAGGTCGTTGGTGGTGGTGATCTGACGGCAGATTACCCAGGAGAATAGGCGCAGGCGTGCGTCCCGGTCCTCCAACTTTGCCTCACGCAACAGTGCAAAGACTCGCTTGGTCCTATGGTCGGGCATCATCTTCCTTAAGTGGGGGCATTGTCATGCGGTAACCGTTCTCCGTAGGAGTCAGAATAACGCCGTCCGGCAGCCAGCCCGTCATGGTGAGCTGCAAACGAACCTCATCCTCGTCGTCGTCAGTCACAGGCTGCCTCCCTAGCCTTTTTGCGGTACTTGGCCATGTACTCCCTACTCGCCTGGGCGCAGGGTTCACAAACCGGCACCTTAAGCACGCCGTGGCGCAGATAGCCCTTGCGGGTGCCGTGCTCAATGCCGTCCCTAGACTCCCGTACCGCTTTTTGGTGGGCCGTGGCGCAGATGTAGCACGGTTCCTCCCCCCTACGGCGATGTCCCGCGTATCCCGACACCGTGCCATGACGGCGACGGGTGTTGTGCCCGCGCTCATCAGCAGTCGTGCCGCCCCATACGCCCCATGACTCCGGCTGGGCACGGGCGTGATCCAAGCAGGGCTGTCGTACTGGGCAGGACCGGCAGATGGACAGGGCTAGCTGCTCATTGCTCTCGTCAAACCACCACCGGGGGTCGCGGCCCAGGCAGCCTGCGGCCTCCCGCCAGTGCTGGTTCTTCACTTTGCATCCCGTCAGTCTGAAAGGATGATGACGGCTATCGCCAGTAGCAGGGCGGGCCACCCGAAGAACATCAGCTGGATGGCAGCGTCAGTCATTGCCGAACCCGTGGTCCGTCCCCATGATCACCGTCACCGTAGTGGTCATGTTCCTGGTCACCGTAAAGGGCGTGACGATCTGGCGTGTATGGCGCTCCCGCATGACCTGCTGCGCTTCCTCTTGCCACGCCTCCTGGAGTCCCCATATACCCACCGCCAGCAGGGCACCAAAGGGGAGCGCCACCAAGACTTTACGAACGCTCATTCAGGTAACGATCCTCCAGCTTCCTGGGCCTGTCCATCAGGCTCGCCGTGGTCAAGGGCCAACGCCAGCAACCCCTGCATGCTCTGCGCCACCGCTAGGACGGTAATGAAGAGCGCATCATTGGGGGTCATGTTGCCGTCATCCAGCCCGGTCTTGAGCTGGCGCAGCACGGTGTTAGCGACTCTGTAGTGGTTTGCCGCCGCCGGGTTCACGACTTGGGGGCGAACATGGGAGCCAGGGCCACGTACAGTGCGCGGGCCATGTCAGGGCTGATGAGGAAGCGGTGCCAACGTGCCCCGTTGTCGTGGGCCAGCGGCTCCCCCGCCACGTCCACCACCACGCCCAGGCTGACCAGGCTGGGCGGCTCTTCC